TGACGCTAAATAAAGTGATACTAGCAATCACTTAATGCCGTCCACCGTACCATTTAAAGATCTTTCTCTTTCTTTCGCCAAAAACAAAGTCACAGACGACCTTTTGGTAAAGAAAGAAGATGCTGCGGTAAAACAGGCAATTTTAAATTTACTCCTAACGCAAAAAGGCGAAAGGATATATGATCGTGAATATGGGTCTGATCTTAAGAGTCATTTGTTTGAACCTTTAGATTTTGGTACTGCTGGTAGTATTAAAGATAATATATCTAAGACGATAGATACTTACGAACCAAGAGTTAGTATAGAAACTCTTTTAGTCGAACCTAATCTTGAATCTAATGGTTTTGACGTGCGACTTGATTTTCAAGTTTTGAGTCGTGCTGATATACCACCAATATCTATTGAATTCTTTTTAAATCGTAGTCAGTAATGCCTTATACTCAACTTGCGAATTTAGACTTCGCAGACATCAAATCATCTCTAGTTGACTATCTTAGAGCGAACAGTGATTTCACTGATTACGACTTTGAAGGATCAACTCTAAACACAATGCTAGATGTACTAGCATACAATACCTATTACACTGCGTTCAATACGAACATGGTGATCAATGAGATGTTCTTGGACTCTGCATCTCTGAGGGACAATGTAATATCACTAGCGAAGCAGATTGGATATCGACCTAGGTCTACTACTGCACCTGTTGCTAAGTTAGATTTCTCTTTAACATATCAAGGAGGGGGAACAGCACCTAGTACAGTTGTACTAAAAAGAGGAACTGGTTTTAGTACAGCATTTGACGATGCTATCTACCAGTTTGTAGTTATTGATGATCATGAAGCACCTGTTAATGGTAATCTTGCTAATTTTGGTATACTTGATGCTTATGAAGGAACTTTAATCAAGCAATCGTTTACAATTAATACTGGACTTAAAAAACAGAGGTTTATTCTTAATAATACTGGTCTTGATACATCTACAATCAGAGTTAGAGTATATGAAACAGAGAGTAGCACATCATATAACACATATGATGTTGCAGAGAACATTTTAGACTTGGACGGAAATTCAGAAGTCTTTTTTGTTGAAGAAGGTCTTGATGAACAATATGAGTTGTTCTTTGGTGATGGAGTATATGGTAAAAAATTAGAACACAATAATTTTGTAGAAGTTACTTATGTTGTGACTGATGGTGAAGATGCAAACGGCGCTAAAACATTTTCATTCTCTGGTATTTTAACAACTAAGTCAGGAGCACAATTTCAGTTCACTCCAACCGTAACAACTTCTGTAGCAGCACAGGGAGGCGCTGAGATTGAGTCTGTGTCTTCTATTAAGTATTCTGCTCCTAAAACGTTTGCTGCCCAAGACAGGGCAGTCACAAGCGATGATTACGCATCTATTGTTAGAAAGGTATATCCAGCAACTTCAGACATCATTACATTTGGTGGAGAGCAAGATGATCCACCTGAGTTTGGTAAAGTTAAGATTGCTATCAAACCACGAGTCGGAAATAACATATCTTCCTTTACAAAACAAGAAATTATTAAAAAACTAAAAGACTACACAATAGCATCAGTTACACCTGAAATAATTGATCCTTCTATTCTATTCATTGAACTTGACTCTGTTATAAGTTATAAATCTTCTAAGACTACTGAGACTAAAGCTGAGATTAGCAAAAAGGTTACAACTGCAGTTGATGAGTATACTGCATCTAGTCAAACTGAAAAATTTGATGGTAGATTCCGTCATTCTAAGTATGCTGCAGTGATTGATGGTGCAGATCCTTCAATTACATCAAATGTAACAAATGTTACATTAAGAAAAGACTTTTACCCAACACTCAACTCCACTTTCTATTATGAGTTGTGTTTTTTAAATGAGTTTAAAGATTCTTGTGATAATTCAGTCATGAAGTCTACTGGATTTGTTGTTTCTGAATACCCAACATTTACTGTGTATTTGGAAGACGATACATTTGGTAAAATTGACCTATATAGACTGAATTCTCTAACTGGTGAGAAGGTATACGTACAAAAAGAAGTCGGTGAGATAGATTATGCTAAAGGTGAAATTAAACTGTACAACTTAACCATTATCTCAGGTAGTTATTCTGATAACAAAATTGAAATTCGTGTAGAACCTGCATCTAAGGATGTAAATGCTATGCGTGAAGTTTATCTTGATGTTGATATTTCAAAATCCAATTTTAGTGCTGTTGCAGAATGAACTTAAAGTCTAGAAATATATCGTATCTGATTGAAAGTCAGTTACCTAATTTCATTGTAGAAGATTATCAGTTATTTGGTAGTTTTCTTAAGTCTTACTATGGGCAACAAGAAGTAAGGGGCGGTGTTCTAGACATTATCAATAATCTAACCACTTATCGTAATATCAACTTTTATGATAAGTCAGTATTTGCCACGACAACTCTATCGTCTGCTATTAGTAACTCGCAGACTAGTATAAATGTACTATCTACAGAAGGATATCCTGATCAAGGACTAGTAAAGATTGATGATGAGATTATTTTTTATACGTCGAAGACTGAGACATCTTTAGATGGTCTAAGACGAGGTGTACATGGTAATACGAAACTTGGAGACCTATACAATACATCTAACTTTGTTTCTACTGTAGCGGACAATCATGCTGTAGATTCAAAAGTACATAATCTAAGCAATTTGTTCTTATTTAGTCTGATTCAAGGATTTGAGTCAGAGTATCTTGCAGGTATTCCAGAAAAGTATTTGAGAGGCGAGATTGATAAGAGAACTCTCATTAAAAACATTGGATCTTTCTATAAAGCAAAAGGTACAAAGCGTTCTATACAATTTTTATTCAATGCTCTTATCAGTAGTAATGATACAGATGTATATTATCCAAAAGATACTACACTAAAAGCATCTGAGTCTGATTGGACTAACGTTTATTCTCTTAGAGTCATTGCTATAACTGGAAATCCAGAAGATTTAATTGGTCAAACTATTACAGAGAGTGGTAGTAACTTTGCATCTGCTGTTGTTGATAATGTTCTCAAAGAGCAGATTGTAGATGGTGTACAGATGTGGGATGTGATCCTCAATAGAGGAACAATCAATAATATATTTTCTATTGCTAACAAAACCACTTTAACAAAAGTTATTTCTACAACAGATACTATTGGAGATACTATTGAAGTAGATTCAACATTTGGTTGGGACAATGAAGGATCTTTTTATATTAATAATGAACTTATTGAATATGCATCAAAAACTGCTAGAAAGTTTGTTATCAAAAATAGATCTCTTTCTACTACACACGCTGTTGGTGGAAGACTTTACAGTAACACGGTAATCAAAGGTGGTAGTGTATCGTTAATACCTTTAGGTGTTGTATACAACTTAGTTCCTAAGACATCTACACCATATGGTATTGAAGGTGAAGTAATCAATGTAGAGAAGTCTGGTTTTGATACTGTAGATCCTATTATTAAAACATCTGGTAATACTATCAGATGGAAGTTCCCTACTTCAACTGATGTTGTACAAAGTGGAGATACTAGAACCACTAATGCTAATACCAAGACAATCCCTGGTATCACTGAAATTTTTGAAGATGATAAAAATTATTATATCTGTTCTAGTGGATTTCCAGTAGGAAGAACTGTATTTTTTAACCAGACTATTCCTCCTAGTGATACTCCAGTTGATCAACCCTTATTGAGAACGATTCGCAAGTCTCCTGAGACTACAACTGAGACTTATGAGACAAGTAGGAAAGATGTAGGAATTTTTATTGATGGTGTACTAGCATATAGCCATAAACATGAGGACAGTGTACTCACAGGACCTATTACATCTATTAAGGTAGACAGTCAAGGAACTGGATACAGTAGACCTCCATTTGTCTTGGTTAACAATACACCTTACCTAGCAACAGCAAATATGTCTGGTTTGGTTGTAGAATCTGTAACAATTGTTACACCTGGTAATTACACTACAGCACCTACCGTAGATATTGTATCTGGTAGAAACGCTGAATTAAATGCTGTTGTCACTATGGGTGAGATTACAAGCATTACAATCACAAATCCTGGTGAGTATTACTCTGCTCCTCCTACGATTAGAATTACTGATAGAAAAGGTAGAGGTAGATTTGCACAGTACGAAGCAAGAGTTTCAGCAACTGGACAAATTACTGAATTAGTTAAAATTAATGGTGGTTCTTTTTACACTGCTGGAGAAGTTTTAATTGAAATAATTCCATCTGGATCTGCTGCTACAGCAACAGCATCTATTTTTGAATGGATTAAAAACAGATATGAGACTTTAGGTAGTGATAAAGATACAGAGTATGGATTTTCATTCTTAAATTCTAGAGGATTTAATAATTATGGTGTAGTTGCATATCCACCCTCGTTAAAGACTAGTCTTAATGATGTTAGTTCTAATCATTCACCTATTATTGGTTTTGCCTATGATGGTAATCCAATCTACGGTCCTTATGGTTACACTAATCCTACAGATAACACATCTGCAATTAAAAGGATTGAATCTGGTTTCAGGAAGAGAACTACACGTTCTAATGGACCTTCTGTTGTAACTTATCCTTTAGGTTCTTTTATTCAGGATTACTACTATGCAGATAGACTTGGTGATGTTGATAGAAACAATGGTAGATTTTGTGTAACACCTGAATATCCTAATGGTGTCTATGCATACTTTGCTACTGAAGATGTTAATGGTGATCCTGCATATCCTTATTTGTTAGGTGATAATTTTTATAGTCTTCCATTATCAGCAAACTTTAATGAGTTCCAAACTCATGCTGATTTACCAGAGGCAGCTATTAGAATTAGGAGACCTAATACCCCTGATAATGGTCTTGTAACAAGAGCAAAAACAAAAGATATATCTACAGGTAGTGTAGATTCCTTCAGTGTATATGCGTCTTCTAGTAACCTCTCAGTAGGTAGTACAATTATACTAGACAATACTGATACTAATGGTCGTGATGCTAGAGGATCTATATCACAGATTAAAGGAAAATCTATTTCTACTATTGAAGCAACTAATAAAGAAGTTGATTCTCAAAAAGTTGCTACATTACAAATCACAGAAAATTGTTACATTTTTAATGGAGACACAATCAGTCAACCATCAACAGGTGTTTCTGGTATCGCTGTAGGTGATGTACTAGACGGTAAATTTATTGTACTTAAAAATATTGTTGGTGGAACATTTGATGATACTGGTTTATTTGATTCATCTACAGTATCTTTAAATATTGTTCTTAACACAAATGCTACCTTTACTAAAGGTG